CTGCCATGACGCGCAACATGCGGCGCGTGGCTTCCTCAAGCCAAATCTGCACGTCGGCGTCACGCGCAATGTCGTCGTTGCCTTCGGCCAGCGACAGGCGGAACCAAGGCCGGGATGGCGAGGTAGTGCCAGACATGATGCCTGCCGCCGCGTTGCGTGCGGCGGTCGTGCCCGTGCTGTTGATGATCTTCTGGTTGATCTGCGATCCCTTGTTCCATTGGTTCGACGTGACCAGCCAGCGATACCGACGCGGCAAGATGTGGTCGGCCAAATCCCGCCAATGCTGCCACCACGAAAAGCGCGCCTGCTCTAGCTCGGTAAGGCGAGCGTCCACATGCTTGCGGAGCCGGGCGGCTTTCTCCTGGCCGAGCTTTGGTGACGGTTTCCCGCCGTCTTCGCGGGCCGGGCCGTCGGGCGGGAGCGTGGCCATTTTTACAATCCTAGCAAGGAGCGCGGTTGCGTCTGTTCTTTAGGGATTTGGACGCCTCGCGGTCCTGTCAGATTGGTGTTGTTCATGCCTTGAAACGCACCAAGCGCCGCCGCGCGAGTGGTGGCGTTACCGGGCTGGGCGCTGGGGCTGGCTTGGGGGGTGGCGGGCGGCATGAGCGCCGGGGGCAGCGGGGCGACAGCGGCGGCTGGCGAGGGTTCTGACAAAACAGGAACCGGGATAAGTTTAGGTTTAGAACCCACGATAAGCCCCTATATGTAGTGGTTTATGCGAGCAAGCACACACAACGGCGGGTTGTCAAGACAAAAAAGCCCCGCTCGTATGGGGGCGAGCGGGGCAGGCAGGGAGGAAAGGACAGATGAAGCTACGCCACAAACCCAAGCACATGCCGGGCAAGGCAGCACCCTAAGCGAAAGGATCGTAGTCTGTCAAGGCCGTTGGTGGCCCGCCGTTGTGGCCCATCATGTTCGGCCCGCCGCCGTGGCCTTCCAGGAGTTTCTGGACAGGGTAGGCGAAGGTAAGACACAGCGCGTCGGCTTCGTCGGGCGAAGGTATTTGATGCTGGCGCAGCATTACCTCTTTGCTCACAAGCTGTATCTCGTTGTCGTTTTTGTAACCATAGAGCGCGGCGGTAAGCTCCTTCTGCAATTCCTCTCTATTCGGTATGGCGATCTTCGGAAGCATCTCTTTCATGGTGCCCCACATCTCGCTTCGCTTATTGGTGTATCGTGCAGGATTGGCGTCAAGCTCCACGCGGTCACTCTTGCCGCCGAATTGCACGCCGCGCACATTTGGTAGGTTCCACGACTTGACGAGATCGACAACGCCGCCGCCCACGCCGCCTTCGTCGATGAAGATAGCATCGAATTTGTATAGCTCGTTCATCGCTCGGATTTCTTGAGCGATCTCCACCACGTCAGCGCCAGACTTGTAGCGCCACGGGATTGTTCTGGCGTCTCGGCCTTTGCGCGGGGCCAACACTGTTTTGCCTGTGCCGAAGCGCGCCACGTCCACGCCAAGAATGAGAGGATCGGAAAGGTGCGCAATAGCCTCGTTCTTCCTGGCTATCTCGACGATCTCCGGCGAGATAAACTGCGTGTCCGCTACGCGAGGGAATAGGCCGCGTATTGTCCAGCGAACATAGTCGCTATCTTCTCCGTGCAAGTCGATAAGCTCTTGAAGCTCTTGCTTGTCGGTTATCTGCACCGTGCGGCTGTCGATGCTCCTAGTTACCCATCGAGAATTTGGACCAAACGCTTCTCGGAACCTACCGATACCGCGTGTCGGATTTCCGTAGCAGAGCCAAGCAACCTCTGTGTCGGCGTCAGAAAAAGCGCCGTCGGATGCGTCGAAGATTGGGTCTTTTATCTGCGAAGCTTCGTCGAACAATAGGCCGATGCGCTTGCCTTGGTTGTGCAAGCCTTGGAACGCTTCGGGGTTGCTTTCGTTCCAGGGTATCGCATCTAAGCGCCAAGCTTTCTGCGCCGCTGGATCGGGGTCTTTCACATAGATGGACGTTGCGGTGAAATTGAACCAATGGTTGCATATCAGCATCCTAAACCATTTGGCGATCTCGGGCATTGTCTTCGTGCGTAGCTGTGGTTCTGTGCCCGCTGTCAGAACAACCTTCGTATCTGGAAAGGTGCAAAGCAAATAGAGCGCAACCCAGGAGATAAGCGCCGACTTGCCGATCCCTTTGCCGGATGCCACGGCTCTGCGTGTCTTTCTGTTGCCTGTGCTCAAGGCTAGGCCAAGCTCAATAAGCTCCTGGGCCTGCCACGGTTGCGGGCCTTGCTTGTCCGCGAGGGGTGTTCCTGGCACCCCCCACGGAAAAGCAAACAGCACGAAACCGAGAGGGTCGTAGCGCCGCACGGCAATCTGCGCGCGTAGCTCTTTCTCCAATTCTGCTTCGCGGCTCACGGTCTGTGCTCGCGCGGCCCAAGGCCGGTGTGGTTTTGGTTGCTCATGGCGCGGCCCCTTTAGAAATGGAATGCGTGCCGCTTTCGCTGCACATTGCCGCCTCAAAAGCATATAACGCGGCGGCTGGATTATGACCAAAACCAGAAATCCCGACTTGCAGATTTTCCCCATAAAGGGCGCACCACATATCGCCGTCTTTAGTTAGGCGCGGCTTTAATACGGCGTGCCAAGACGCATGAAAACCAGCAATTTCTTGGGCGCACACCTTGGCGGCGTGGGCTACCTCCCAAGCGTGATGGGAAATGTTTTGAATTATTTGCTCGTTCATGGCGTGGCTCACAGCCTATTCTCGCGCGGAAGAATGCCGGTCGTGGCGCAAGCAACCGGCCAAGAGTGCCCATCCCACCTATCGCGGTGCGGCTTGCCTGGGCGCCAATTCTTGACATAATAATCCCACGCATCGCTCGGAGTGCTCGCTACGGCGAGCGGCCTGTGATCGAGACGCAAGGTAAGCCGAGCTATTACGCAAGCGATGGCGTCGTTGTATGCCATCATAAGGTGAAGCTTGCCCGGCTCGCACGGAAGCACAAGCGCGCTGCACATTGCCTGTAGCGGTTGCTTCTGTCGCTGGAACACGTCAACAACGCCGATCTTCTCAAACTGCCAGAAGCTTCGCGCCGGGCCTGCGTCGTTCGGCCCCTGGATGCGCGCCGATAGGTTGCTTTCCTGCAAAGCGATTGCGAGAAGAAGGTTCTCGGCACGGGCGCTGTAGGCTATGCCCGTGTAGCTCTCCATAAGCTTTAGTGTGGGGCTTATGACGGTTTCCAAAAAGTGTGTGGGTCGCATGTCAATCTCCTAGCCCGAGCATTTGTCTTAGCTCGTCGTTGTCTTGGGGTTGAGGTTCTTCGCGCTCGTCGTCTTCGTCTTCCACGATTGCTTCGACAAACTTAGCGTCTTCTCCGTCGCTCTGCTGTGAGAGCATCGGCTTTGTGCCCGTGCGCTTAAAGGCCGCGTCTAGCGCCTGGGCGAGCGGTGCGTTCGCTGTCAATTCCATCTTGTCGTTGAAGATGCCAAGGTGCCGCCCGAGAGCGGTAAGCGCGCCAAGCTTAGACGCAAGCTTGACCTCTTGGATTTCAACCGGCACCATCTTTCCTTCGCTGTCAGCTTCAACAATGCGCCGTGTCTTGATGCCTTCGATCATTGCTGCATCGTCGGCACCATAATCTGTCGGCGCACGCAGGCTTCCGTCCGGGTTGAACAGCACCCGTGGATCGCCAAGGCCAATGCGCGCAAGCTCCATCACGATCCTGTCGCCGCTGATCCCGACACGCTTGCTGCGTTCTGCCATGGCGCGAGCAATGGCAATAGACACCAAACCTTTCTTCGATTTCCTCGGGCCGACCTTATCCGCATTGGCCGGGTTTCCGCCTGCTCGTATCCAAGCCGCCGTAGCATTGAGATCGACAAGATACTCTTTGACGAATAGCTCGTCTTGCGCTGTCAACACTTCCGGCGTCTTGCGGCTCAACATTTCTTCAATGTTGCCTTTGACAAAGGGCGAGGCTGCAATCTCTCTCCCTTTGCTGCCTGCCTCTTTGTCAAGCTCACTCATGGCGTGTTCACGTCGAACAAAGCTTCGATAGCGTCAAGCGCAACATCGAGATCGCGCGGGCCTGAAAGCCCGTCTCTCTCGACTGCCTTCAAGATTTCCGCCAGATTTTCTCGGCGTTCTTCGTAGCGTTCCGTGTCTTCTGCTTTTGGTTCGCTAGGCAAAACAGCCGCGTGCTTCTCCATGAAGCTTTCCGGCTTCGGTATGCCATAAAGTGCATGAAACACGTCAGAGGTTTTTGTCATTGTGTCGCTTCCCCTTCCGCCCGGTATGGGTCGCGCATGAGAATATCGACCAACATCTTGCGCCCTTGCGCATTGGCCGCGTTGTTCTCAATGAACGGTAGTGTGCGGCGAATGTGCGCCAAAATTTCTCCGACATTCGTTTCTGCCTTGTCTGCCGCCTGGGTTGCGGTGCGCGCGGTGATAGCTTGAGCCGCCTGCCGGGTTTCTCGCCTGTCAATCGCAAGCTGATCCGGCGTGCTGTCAATTCTGGCCTGGATGGACTGCTTGACGCGAGTAAGCGGCAGCTTGAGCGGCGTCAACAGAACGTCGTGCGATCTGCTCTCGTTGTGCAGAAATAGCATAAAGGGCAAAAAGTGTGGCCCGAGCATCATCTGCCCCTGTCGCATGGCGTTGAGCATGTGCTGTTCAAATTCATTCCAGCGGCTTTGTGCAAGCGTGTTCATGTGTTCTCCTGTTCCGGTTGCCCAAATTGGATTACTTGGGCTATGTGGTTCTAACGTAGGAGACAGAATTGCACAAGATTTTAATTTTGGTAGGGGCTAACGTATTGAACAATTTGAACAATTTGTGCGAGAGGGTAGGGTTGGAGCACGCAGGGGGGTGTCGGCGGCCCCACCCCCTCGGCTCGGCGGTCGCGCGCGCTCGCGCCCGCACAGATCAAGGCACGCGCGCGCACTAACTAAGGCCGGTGCGAGGGCCGATAGGCAAAAAGCTTGCCCCGGATAATCCTTATTATGTAAAGGGCCTAGGCAAGCCCTTGTTTTTGCTTGTCTTTCTCTTTGGCGTGGTGGCGTGGTGGCACGCTGCAAGCCTGCAATCGCGGCATGGTGGCAGGCTTTGGCGTGGTGGCAGGGTGGCGTGGCGCATGGCGTGGCATGGTGACAAGGTGACAGATAGGCCGCGCCAAGCTTTTGCGCTTGCAGGAAGCCCCTTAACGTGAAGGGCGCGGCGGGGCGCGCGCCAAAGGGCGCGACACTATGCAAGCCCCGCAAAAGCCCAAAGCGTGCTACTAGCCCAAGGCTTCCTATTTGCTCGCCACGCCAAGCCCTGCCCTAGTGTCTAAATGCCTGATCCTACCCTAAGCCCTACCCTACCAAGCCTTGCCCCTTCCCTTTTGGCCATTTTGCCAAGCCTTACCAAGCGCAAGCTTGGTGCCCTATCTTGCCAAAAATGCCAAAACCTCACTAGGCGAGAGCTTGCAAGCCTTGGCTCCCTTCCTTTATATCCCTTCTATGCCTACCCTTTCAGGGTAGCATATAGGGATACACAAAAGCCAAGGGGGCCGAAATGGAATTTAGCACGGCGTTAGATGCTGAGATAATCGGGGCCGATTGTGGCGAGGTTTTGGACAAGGTGCGCATGGCGGAAAGCTTGGGGCTAATAGGCGAGGGTTTGGCCTATTGCGTGCAATGCGGCGGGGGCTTGGCTATCATGCGGCTAACGGGGGCGGGGCGCGCGCAATGCGTGGCGATGGCGCCTAGCGAAGCTCTGGCAGAGGGGCCGATAGCCGAAAGGGAATTATTTGGCGGGGCTTGGCGTGCTGAATGGCGGACTAAGCGCAAGCTCTGGCCCTTTGTTCCGCAAGATGCGCAAGGCTATGAGCTAGGGGGCTTCGCTTGCCTGCTAATGGAAGGGCGAAGCGTTGCGCTAGGGCTTGTCACAAGGCTAAGCGAAGGCGGGGAGCTTGCGGGGCTAGTGATGGCTCCAGGGCGCGGGGAAATAGCCCCTAGCGATACGGGGGCGCGGCGGGTTTGGCCCTTCCATAGATGGCAGGAAGGGGCGCGCATATTGTGGGAAAGGCAAGGGGGCCGAATTGTGCACAATTACCAGTTAGCTTGTATCCAAGCCAGCAACCTAGATAGGAAGGCTAGGGGGCTTCCTGCTACGGGTGGCAGAAAAAAGCGAAAAAAGTTAGAGGGCCGATAAAAAAGCCCTTGACAGGGCCGAAATGCCCTATTAGGTAGGGGCCAGCGCAGCAATCAAGCGGCGCGGTTTCTAGGTTTCCTGCCATGCTCTCTATGAATGAACAAAGATTGCAACGCGAGGGCCGCTTTACTCTCGCGCAACGCTTGAACCAAGCGCAGCAAGAAAGCGAAGCCGCAATCCCCGCCCTTTTAATCCAAGCGGGGCGCGCAATCGCACAACGCAACCGCCAAGCTTTTGCGAAGCTATCTATTGAGATTGCGCAGCATTACGCCAATGCTGGCAACGCCACGCTTGCGGCCCATTGGCGCGCGCGGTTTCATGCGCACAGGGGGGCTTGAGCTATGATGACACAAGATCAAGCTCGTTTAGTTTTTGGCTTGGCGCGTGACGGATTGGCGCGCTATGTCCGCGAAGTCCGCAATGGTGAATATGCGGGGTTGCGGCACGCCGAAAAGGTGGCGGCCCTGGTCGCACTGTCCGCCACGTTTAGCGCCATGTTTCCAGAAGAAAGGGCGGACGGTTCTTTTAATATCCCTAAGAGCCTTCTCACTGTTTAGGGGCGGAGCTTGTTCGAAGGGCTTGGCATAACGCCTAGCCCTTCTGGCAAGCTTCGCAATCCTGCAAAGCTTTAAGGCACAGGAAGCCGCAAAAATGAAAACCGTTTTTACATCGCAGCAAGTTTTTCACGTTTGGGCCGCTCAATCTCAATATGAGGGGCGCGGGGGTAACGTATCTTTCAGGGAAAAAGCCCTTTACTCATACCGCGCGATGATTGCACGCTTCGCCGAGACCGTGACCGGGGAGCGTGTCGCGCTCATCACGTCGCGCAAGTATAGTGTCACCACGTCGGGGCATTGCAGCGCCGCGCGCCAAGCGTTGCGCCATGTGCGGGTTTTTGTTGTTCCGCACGTTGACCCCCTAGGGAGCGATAGCGACGCCAATCTTGCGCACCTTGTCGCGGAATATCGGGGCGAAGTATCGCGCGCCATGCGCGCGCGCAAGCTTCCCTACTACATCACACAAGACGAAGGGGGCGATATTGAGCTAAGCGCGGATAATTACCTTTCAAGGCTTGCGCGCGATTGCTCCGAATATGCGCAAGCCTTTGGGCTTCCTGATCCTGCCCTTGATTGGCAAGCCGATAGCTTGCGCATTTTTGAAAAATGGCGGGGAAGCCAAACCCCGGAGGCAATCGCACGGCGCGAAAAGGCAAAAGCGAAGCGCGCGGTTGCTGATAGGGCAAAAGCCGAAAAGCAAGCGCAAGAAAGGGCGGGGCGTATCGAAGCTTGGCGCAATGGCGGGGCGCCCCTTTGGCGTGCTGATCTTGACGCCATGCCTTGCGCGTTGCTTCGCGTTGTCGGCGATACCCTGCAAACATCACATGGCGCAAGCGTGCCCTTGCGTGATGCTAAAAGGCTTTTCGCTCTCATATCTCAGGATATGCGCTCTCATGTGCGGAGGGCTTGGGAGCACGGTTTCAGGGTTGGTAACTATACGCTTTCGCATATCTCAGAAAATGGCGATTTCCGTGTTGGTTGCCATACTATCGAATACAAGGAAGCCGCGCGCCTAGCGGCGGAAATCGGCTTTAATCCAATGCAGGAAGCCCCGCAAGGATGGGGCGTTATCGAAGCCTAGGGCGGGGCTTGCTTAATTGGCGCGGCGCGCTGCGCTTCGCCAATTCGGCAAGCTTCGCAATGGTGCGGGGTTTGGTTTGGGGTAAAGAAAATGGAAAGCGAAATCACTATCACGACAGAAAACGTTGAAAGGCTTTTGTGCGCGCGGTATCTTGAGGCCGCTATGCGAAATGGCAACCATTGGGAGATGCGCGCCAATGGCCAAAAGAAAACTTGGAAAACCCGCCCCCGCGATTTTCGCTTGCCCTTTAAGGTAGGATTGAAAACTTGCGGCGCTATCACACAAGACGATTTTGATGAAAACGGGATTTTGAAACCGGGTTTTTATCGCGTCAAGCAAGGGCTTTGTGCGGGATCAAAAGAGCACGCGCGAAAAATCGCGGCGGGGGCTTGAACCATGCAAACCGAAAACGACAAGCGCAACGCCAAAAGCCGCACGAAAAGCCGCGCCATGCTGCGCAAGATGAAAAGCCGCACGCAATGGGCGCCGCTACTATCGCGCGAAGCCCCGCCAGCACGCGACAAGCGCAGCAAGGGGCGTGCATAGGCGCGCGGTTTGCACCACTAGGGCGGGGCGCTGATCCTGCCCTAGTGTGGCAAGCCGCGCGATTGTGCGGGGCTTGTATGAGGGAAAAAAGATGCAATCGGATAGCAGCAACGCCGGGGGCGGACTATTGCCGGAAAATGCGCGCCAAGCCCTGCAAGCGCAATATGGCGCCGAGATAATCACGCAAGATTATCGGGGGCGCGCATATGGGGCTTTTCATGCGCGAAGCAATCCATGGGGGCGGGGTTTTGTTGTCTATGGGCGGGGCTTCGGGGCTGATACCTATAGCGGCTCTATTGTCATGGTTTGCGCTACCCCTGCCAAGCCATTGCGGCGGGGGCTATCGCGGCGCGGTTTCCGCACCAAGCGCGAAGCGCAAGCCCTCGCGGCGCGCATGAATGAAGCAAGCCTAGCCTTCCTTGCGCGCGCCGCACGCTAGGCGCGCGGCTTGCTCTAGCAGGGCGGGGCATTGCTTCCCCTGCTATGGCAAGCCGCGCGATTGTGCGGGGCTTGTATGAGGGAAAATAGAGCTATGGGCTTGCAAAAATACAGGGCGGACAAGGCCGGGGAGCGTTGCGAAAATGGCGCGCGCCCCTTCTATGCGCAATGGTTTGGGGGGCCGAGTTTATCAAAAATCGAAGCTTGTCCGGTTGACGGTTTCCCCCATATCGCGCCCCGCATGGCGTATATCACGGGGGAGCCTGACACATGGTTTTCAATACCCGCCGCGATTAAATACAAGGGCCAAACCGTGCGGGGTTTTGTCACAACGCAAGATAGCGAAGCCGGGGCGGGGTATGTTTTTTGCCCTAATGATAGCGACAAGGGGAAGCTAGGCGCGCGCCCCGTCGCGTGCTGATCCTGCCACGCCATGCGCGCCCCGTCGCGTGCTGGCGTGCTCTGGCGTGCTCTGCTGCGACTTATCACCATGCGCGCCCCATGCCGGGGCGCTAACAGGAAAGGAAGGTATCATGGGCAAAAACGGTTTCCGCGTTACTTTTGAGATTGTAACGCAAGAAAGCGCGAGGAAGGGCGATTACGCAAAAGCCGGTTTTCTATTGCGTGACGGAAGCCACGCGCGCAAAAATGCCGCGCCTAAAAATATAAACATGGGCTTGCGCGAAGCTCTGCGTATTGCGTCTCCGCAAGAGGATAGCGGCTCTTGGTGGCAGGAAATTGACGGGCGCGAAGACTACGCAACGGGCGCGGTGGAAACTCGCGCAATCCACCCACCGAAAAACATAACCGCCGCGAGCTATGCGCGCGTGTCGCGCTTGCTTGGCTTCAAATAGGAAAGGACAAGATCATGGGCATGACACCTTGCGGAAACCACGCGGGGGCGGGAGACAAGGCGCCAAAGCGTCAATATCCACGCTCCGGCAAGCTTGACAGCATCAGAATATCCAAAAAGGAATGGTATGCACGCGGGGGCTTGGCTAATTCGGCGCTATGGCGCCGACAAGAAAAACGCGGCGCATGGCAGTATTACATGCTGCGCCGCGATAGCGTTTAACCGATAACAGGAAAGGAAAATATCATGCCAGAGACAATCGAAAAGACAGTCTTTGCCTATTCGGAGCTATCCGAAAGCGCCAAAGAACGCGCCCGCGCTTGGTGGCTTGAGGGCTATGAGGGAGACGCGGAATGGATCATGGGCGAGGTCAAGGAAGCGGCAGAAATGCTAGGTATTTCCTTGGAAGAAAGAGGGAAAGACACGGCGGTATATTGGCGAGCGGGGCATTGCCAAAGCGACGGCGCGAGCTTTGCCGGGAGCTATGGATACCGAAAAGGCGCCTTGTCGGATATTCGCGCGCAATATCCGAAAGATGAAACGCTGCAACAAATAGCGAAAGATTTACAGGACGCGCAACGGCGCGCTTTTTGGGCGCTTACTGCCCGCGTAACCTCGCGCCGCGATACCTCAGTATCGGTTGACGTTTCCGACGGGCGGACAAGATACGGCGACACTACGCCGGAGCTTGAAGCGGCAGTAAGCGAAGCCATGCGCGATTTCCAGCAATGGATTTACCGCCTTGCGATTGACACGCACGATTTCCAAACATCGGACGAAAATATCGCCGAAAGCATGGCCGCGAATGAATACCGTTTTGATGAAC